CCTCCACCTCCGCCTCCACCTCCGCCTCCACCCATTCAGCCACCTGTTGAAAAAAAGATTGTAGTACCAACTATTCCGAGAAGCTCTATTCTAGATTCCGAGCTACAGGCCTGTAATCTTGTTCTTATAGAACAGATAATTCCTGAACTATTAACGATCACTATCTCAATGGCCCGCATTAATATTATAAAGAATAACACCTTTCTGACACATACGAATAATCTCCTCTATTTTAGTCCTGACCGAGGTGCTAACTGGACCCTCGAAAAGACGGATGAAGACTCCATTTATTATATCCGTAGTTCGACACCACTTGCCTATGGTGAGAAGTATCTGGGATGTCCTAACAGGAATAATCGTCTGTATCTCTATACTACCAAAAATCGGTTTACACGGTGGAGAATAACGCGGAATAATGATTTGCATACGATTGAGTACGCCGGTGAGAAATTTAATCCTGAAGAGGTATCACTTATTGTGGCCCGCTTTAGTGAAGATGTTCATTGGGTATCTCCGTATAATGATATCGCCTATATTTACAATAAGGGGCGGAATGATATCAATGGTATCATAGAACGGATTATTCCTCTTGAGAATATTGGTAGAGAGGGCAACACATATCTAAATCATATCATTAATAACTACAATGATCTCAAGAGGAAGAATATCTTTGTCCAGGGTGGGCCATTTTCCCACAATAATACAATCCTGTATGGGATTGATAACTTCGATAAACTAGAAGATATGCAGCCTCTTGGTCTGGTCTATCTTCGTGAACGCAATATTCCCCCGCCAGAAATCACAGAAAAATGTACTACCAAGACACCATATGGTCTAGAGTATATTGTACTGAAGATTAATGATACCTGCGAGTATCACGAAGATAATGCTTTTGTAGACAATGGAGTTACAGAACTCATCGCAAACTATAAGAACACCTACAAGCTCCATGAGCGTAAGAAGTTTAAGTTACCTGAAATCCCGATAACGTGCAATTTCTTGGATAGATGTAAGTATCATAAGCCCCGCCTACCCACGTATTTAATGACGTTTTCGGGTCTCTTTTCTGTAAGTAAGGATGTTATCTATAAGAATAGTGTAGAGACATATTTCAATATCTGTACAGAACTCACTGATAAGAATGATCAGGGCGGTGAAAACGGCTATATCCTAGAGCGTCTATGGCTCTATCTGTTTGAGTATAATCAGGTTTAGAATTATATTATTTCCCCGCATCTACATCCTTATCCTTATTATACGTCGGCTGGTCCGTAATCTTGATTCCACAATATTCAACAGGATGCGCAGCAAAGTTCGTGAATTCATAAATTTTCATGGCCTCTGCTTCTTTTAAGAGCCAACCAAAGTTATTCCAAAAAGCCGGAGTGTGACCAATTTCAGGGGTACCAATGTGGGCCATTTCATGAATTGCTACAAAGGTAATCACATTCTCATCTACTAGCTCCTCTTTCTCATTCCGTTGTCTCAGACACATGTATACTTTTTCACCCTTGTTCACCGAATATGATGTATACGATGCATCGGGTGTCGACTCAGAGAAACGAGAAGGAGCAACATCAAAATTAGCCAACTGTTTCACAAAGGCTTTGTCGGGATGGGCCACCTTCAGCTCTTTGATGAGGCGCATAAGTTTGCCTCTTGTTCTAGCAAGACGATCAGCAGCATCTTGTTTATCGGGTAAGTTCCTAACCAGATACTTTTCACGATCAACAGTGGACTCCGTAAGAGCCATATCATATGAACCCTGTTTATATGCCATAGCTGCAAGTCCAGCACCCAGAACTCCTAGGACTAATGCATAAGACATAAACCTCTATAAAGGATGAAGGCTTTATGGTGTTGTAGTCAAAGGCGATTTAGCCTTTGCTGTAAGAAGACCAAGACAGACAGGAAGACATTGGGCCCAGCTAGACGGTTTCCTCAGATCCAGTTTTCCAGATGCAGCGGAAAATACCATGTCAATAGAAACAGAAGTGGCCGATAAGAGAGGTTCAATAAAATCCTTGTTAGAACCCGTCATAACCTCTTCCAGGCCCTTTTTTATTGTAGACAACAGCACAGTTTTCTTCTCAGAACCGGACAAGTCAGTTAGTGCCTGAAGTTTCTGAGAAAGTGCAACAGCAATCTGTATAACTTCGCCAGCATCTACAGTTCCATCGGCGGCAGCATTAGAAATAGCAGTACGTGTCTCTGAGACTAAAAGTTCAAGAGACATTTACTTTATACATTTATTTTGATGCTAGAAGGCAGTCTTCCTGATGTTCTAAGATGGAAGATAGAGGATAGTTGCGTTTACCGCAACTAAAGAGAGCATAAGGTCCGCGCATATCAGCATTTTGTTTGTCAAGAGGTAATAAATCGGGTGCCAGAGATCCTAACCCAGGATTCGGGGGTAAAATTTGTCTATGTTCTGCATCATTACGCATTTTATAGACAAAGAACGGCTCTGTTACAGAAAGTAGAGGCAGAGCCTTGTACACTACAAATGCTAGTGCAAATACTAATAGAATTCCGACAACTAAGTCAAAATCTATCATTCCCTATTGTTGTAGCAGATTCTCTGGCTTGGTTTTGCTAGATTTACTCGATAGGGCGTCTCTGCAGATCCGGCTCAATGGTCGTCTGCATCCACGGGCCTACCTGCACCTGGGGGTTAGGAGGCTCAGACCGAAGCTGATAGTTTGCATTACGCAGACTCTGGCCCACCGTGTTGACACCAACTAGGGAACCCGCACTTAGAAAGTTCTTGCCCTGGATATCACCGGCACCATGGGGATTTACGGCAGCCCATGCAGAATTTACATCGGAGGGCAGAAGCTCAGTGGGATTTAACTGCTCACGGGGATAGCAATCCTTGGGCTTCTTGGCTGCATTCATAGGAACAGAGCCCATGCTGTCACTGCCGTAGCTCGACAATGTCGTCTCAGATGCCGGTGCCGGTACCTGTGCCTGTGCCTGTACTTGTGCATGTCCCTGGAATCCCTCACGGGCACCAGATCTAGGAGGCATGACAGTCTTCATCATCTTAGGTGCATATAGTACAACAAGGTAGGCTGCCGCTGCAATTACTAAAAGGCCTACAACAAGATTTACACTAAAACCGGACATGTTCTGATATGAAGGTTGAAAATTCCTTGACAAAAAACGGAATCTAAGTCAAAAGTTCATCCTCGTCGCTTGCATCAGAATCAGTTAAATCATAATCACTAAAGTGAGATTCTCCGTCTTCGATTTCACCAAAATGGCGAATATACCGGGCCTCTTCTGCTTGGGCCATTTTCATGGCAATCTGGGCCTTTAGACGAGCCTCGCGAACTCGTTCCTTTGCCATAAACTTCTTGGTTTCCCACTCACGATTCCGAATGGGTGTCGGAGCCACTCCTTCAGATTCAATATCTTCTAAATTAACTTCGCGTTCCTCCAGAGCCTCGGTGTCATACAAAGTAATCTCATCACCCTTGTTTGTTTCAGTAAAATCACCAACACTGAATACGGGAGTAATTGAAGATGCGGTCATTATCAGACCCTCTAAGACCCATGAACCGGTACCGGAGGAATCCTTTTCGGGCTTGAAGAAAAACTGCCGATTTCCCTGTAAGATTCCATACCAGGGTGAAAAGAGGGGTTCAAGTACTTCGCGCCGGGGCGGTTTAGAAAACCATGACCCATTGCTTAGAAGGGTGCCTAGTAACCGTTTTCGTTGTTCATCGGCCCAGGAACACCATTCATCCGTCGGGGTCCATACACCGGAATCTAGGGGTACCGGAGGACTCGTAAGATGCGGATTAGTGCTAAGAAGATAACCCGCTGTAGTACGTTTGGGAGGTTGTAGCATCTATCCTGGTCAGATTTCTGATAGTTAACACTTAGACGCAGAGTACCAAAGAGCGCCTGACTTGGTTTTTTTTGCTTCTCGAACCAGGTCTGCATCGGCGGAGACAGCGGTTTTCCCACATAATAACATAGAATGAACACGGGCATAGCCCCATTGTTGCTGAGTAGCACCGGGCCGATGTCCTGTTCTCCACGCTGCAAGACCACGGTTATATGATTGCCGTATTAATGAGAGTGGAACACCGGTTACCTTGGCCTTGTCCTCTAGAGACTTTGCTGTTGGAAACCGGGAGACCCATTGTTCGGTGTATGATGATGTCTTAGTCTTAACGCCTTTATCGGTTTTGAATCCAACATATGCTCGGGGATTCTTCCAGGATAGACGACCGAATTTGGCTATTTCGTTTTTTCGCTGTGCTTTTCGCGTTTTAGAGAGGCCTTTATAATATTTTGTTGGGTGGTAATCCATCTCTCGGTTTGATACGAAAATTATTCTAGGCGGAGTAGAATAATGGAAGATAAGGAGACTAAGGCCAGAAAAGCTTTGAATGAACTTGGTCTTCGTTTAGCTGATCAATGGGCTTCGGGATTTCAGGATAAGCCGACTCAACAACTTATTTTGCAAAAAATTATTGACCCGGCAGTGAAACATATCTTACAAACAATATCACCGTGGATTATTGGAATGGCAATTCTGTTTTTGGTCTTGATTACATGTACTGTTATTACCTGTATTATTGTATTACGGGGACCTGCTGGGTCGGTCCTGACCATGCAAGGACCTATGCAAGGACCTATGCAAGGACCAGCCGTTCTTGGTCAAATAGCAAGTCTTCTCGGTTAGTCCGCTTCTTTAAATTCCTTTAAAAAATCAAGGTATGTCTCTTACAGATCCTAAACAACAACTTGCAGCCGCCATCCGAGGTTGGATACACATGGATAATTTGACCGAATCATTTACTAAACAAGCCTCTAATGCACGGGCTCTGCGAAACCAACACGAAGAAGAATCTATTCGTCTAATAAAGTCAATTGGACTGCAAAATTCTACTATCAAAGTGTCTGGAGCAGAACTTAAATTAGAATCTAAAAAAGTTACTACGGGTTTGTCCTGGTCTTATTTAGAAAAGGAAATACCAGCATGGGCTACAAAGTCAGGTCTTACTGCTGTACAGAGTGCATCATTAATTAAATGGCTTCAGAGTCATAGAGACACAAAAGAGATAGAGAGTCTGAAAAAAGAGAAGATATAAGTTTATCTGCGACGAGTCTTTCTGGACCGGGACTTTCTAGATTTAGTTTTTCTAAACCGACGTTTTCCTCCTACCGTAGGATATTTAGCACGAGATTCCATTTGAGCAAGATCAGCTATACATTGTCTTTGTCCATAGGCGTCCTTTGCCAAACTTTTATATGTGAATTTTCGATCGGGTCCAGTTGGTTGTTTCACCGGCACACAGTCAAAATTTTTACCTTCTGCTGCTAGATTTTCCCAATGAGCTCTACGTTCTAGAAAATAAGCGCCAGCATTAGAATTAACAGTAGGCATATTTATACTATATACCAATAAAAAATGAACGCGTAACACAACCATGTTAGGTTTCAATGCCCTCTATGGCTTCTTGTAAGTATTTGATTTATACCTGTTGGGAGACTAAACTTGATTCAGGTGGAACAATCGCTGGAAGCCTTCTTCATGATATGTGTCCACAAACGGAGGAAGAGGCTAAGCAAATGGTAGCTGTTTTAGAAAAAAAATCAGAGACATTTTATGATCAGTTTGTGTCACTTGGATCTAGGTCAAGACGTTATGTATATATTAAGAATAGGCCCGAATGGTGGTAAATTTAATTAACTAAAACTAGAATATAAACGCTTTGTTCTATTATTTCTTTAATGGAACTTGCATACGTAATACAGGCTTATGTTATGCGCAGAGGTGGTACTCTGTCACTTTCTGTAGAGAGTCTAGGTCGTGAAATAAATGATTACAATACACTCCGAGATACTACCTCGTACTGCATGGTAGAACGTTCAGAAAAATTAGACCCAAAAGGTTGGACAGATAAACATGAGCAAGTCTGGCAAGACTGGATATCATTAACATATGATATGCAGAGTTGGACAAAAGAAGTTGCTAATTTTTTTGATTCTAGTTACAGAGTAATTGAACTCTTTGACTATATCGGAGACTGGGTCCAGCGCGATTTTAAGATAGTAAAAGAATTTGATAAAGAGCCTATTGAAGACGAGGAAGAAGTCTTATATAATGGTCTAGACCCCTATATGGTCGAACACGGTATGATTAAGGGAATTAAGCACTCCACTGTTTGGGGGCCCAAGGATTCACAGCAATAGTGTCAAGTTCTGCCTTGAACCGATTAACTTCACGGTCATAGGCAATATCCGATGGTTGGTGCTCCAGACGTTCATCAAGAGCTGACTTTGCCGGGCGTTCTCCGTAGCAATTTACACCGAACCGTTGGTCTGCATTTGGAAAATATCCACCATTTACACCTGGAATACCACAGGACATCCGCTGTTCCTCTGGTCCCGTCTGAAGTTTCTCATATGTCTCTTTTTGCGTAGGAAACAGAGCCATTTGACCTTTAGACCATCCATAATTACACCAATCAGCACCGGACTTGTGTGCGTGTTTTACTTGGTCATACGTAGCAAGCTCTGCACCAAATGCCTTGCATAATGGCTCGGCCTCTTCGAACTTATATAAATTACGGGCTATATTAAACACCTGTTTAGAATCTCCTCCTAATGCTTTTTCAACATCGGATTCTAGACGTTGAACCGCTTCTCCTATAGAAGAAATAGGTGCTTCTTTTGATTGTTCAACAGGTTTCAACTCGGCAGAAATCTGTGTGCCGGGTACATCAATACGTATCTTTTCATTATGGTCACGACTCCATTTCATTTTGTCCCAGCCTAGATTAAAATAATATCCAATTGTTTCGTAATAAATCCATATAAGAACCATAGCAATGACTACAATCATAATCATGCCGTACCATGAAGTAAGAAATGAACCAAGTGTGCTTAACATGCTGGTAGTACCAAAAGTAACCGGCTGTAAATTCCGGGATGCATTCATCTTAGGCGCATTCATCTTAGGTGCATTCATATTTGAAGACATTGAAGACATTGAAGACATTGAAGACATTCCCTATAATATATTTAGGAATAACATCAATGTATCATGAGTTGTTTCTCCATTCGATGTTGGCACCGACTGCTGATCATCATATAGTTGCCATGCTCCTGAATCATCACATGCTCTCATATTATAGTGACCACCGCGACTTGTACCCATCTGATCAATTACAGCATATACGCGATACTTGAATTTATGCTGGAGAGTAGGCCAAGTGACCCAATCTTCAAAGTCAATCAAATTCGGGTCATATATAATCTTGGCTCGTACCTTGGCTCCAGCATTTGTATAGCGCTTGAGTCCTAGAATTAAATGAGACGGAAATCGACTAATACGGTTCTCCATCTTTGTCTGCCCCTTGACTTTACATTTCTCACATGTATAGTCATCGAGTGTTTCGGGAGCAAAGTGGGCATTAATACATTCTTGAAGACTGGGTGCCGGTGCACCCACTGTGTCAGCATTAGGAATAGGAAGTTTAAGAACACCCCAGGGCTCATATTGAATACGTGATGCACCACAGGAACATACTCGCTTTGACTGTGTCTGACCATAGCAGGTATCGACAATTGGTGAATATTCCTTGTGAAAGAACGTTGTCCAGGACTCTAGGCTCCTAACATATTCCATGTGTGTTGGACTCTTAGAAGCTCCGCTAATTTCCATTTTCACTTGCCGGGCCTGTTGTTCATGTAAGACCTGGAGAATCAGTAATACGGCCTCTGTGCCATCAGCCTGAGAACCGTAATGAAATTCATCACTGAGACCGCGTTGCATAGCTACTTTGAAAAATGCTTGAACTAGAGTCCGTGGATTTATAGCGGTCTTCTCGGGTTTGCTGAACTCGGTCAATAACTCAGATACTGCAGCTGCAAATTCATAACCGGGTCTCTCAGGATGACGATGTGTGACCCAACCAGATGTAAAATAATTACGAAAAGGTTCTGCATGACGAAGAGCTTGAAGTGCTGAGTTGAGATAACATGTATTACCTAAATTAACCAGGCCACGTTTTTCCATGATTAGTAGTTAATACTTGGGTATTTAGCGGTTCAAGTTTTTTGTTTTTCGTTTTGTTTGCCGTTTTTTTGTGTGTCTTGACTTACGATATCCACCAGAACTGCGTATAAAAAAACGTATTACACTTTTTCCATAATCTAAAATATTATCTCTAAAATTTATTACAGCATTTGTACCAAGACGTGCGACATATTGTGCCGTTGTTTCTCCTGGATATTTTTTTAAACTTTTACTGTGTTGAACAAGAGTTCGAAATACTAAGTCAGCTTGTAATGTTTGACCATTTCTCATCCGTATTTCTTCTCTTTCTTCTTCAAATGCGGTAAGAGCTGCAAACAAAGGAGAATAACTTGACATTTCAAATTCACAATTAATATCTATTATTACTTTTTGTTCTAGTGGTATATGTTGTAGATCATCGCCGTTAAATGCCAAATCGTTGTTATCAACTAATGCAGCATATTTCCCAATTATTTCATTGTTTTCCATAATAAATTTATAACTAGTTAATGCACTATCATTAAAAATATTGGGTGAAGTACATCCTGTAGTAATAAAAATACCAGGGCCTTTGCTTTTAATTACGTCACTTAAAAATTGGATTTCAATACGAGGTTTTTCTAATTTATTACGTTCAAGATTTAAAATACCAAGTTTTTCATGTGCTTCGCCAGAAAAAAAACATAAAAAATCAGGATATTCTTGTCTAGGACCTGCTCTTTTTGCAGCAACTAAAAATGGATATTGATGCCTAGCGTACGTTCCATCTGGACGATAAAATAATGTATCTTCTTCATTATAATCTAATGGAACAATACTACCGTCTGCTTCTGTATCATGTGATGTTATCCATCCTTTATCTCTGCACGATAAATATTTTCTAAACTCAGGTAATAGACTTTTTACGTTTTCCGTGGCTACATTATCCCAATTTGTATATTCTCCAGCAGTGCCCCATGCTATAATATATGTATCCTCTGGTATAACAAATGTAGTCATATCTGTTTTATTTTTGCCAGCTGGTAAAGGTATTTCGGCACCATTACAACTATACGAAGTGCACATACACCCATGACAATTAAGTAAATACATAGGAAGACCATCTTGTGGAGGAGGCATTACTGTTGCGGTTTCAGCCATACCAGCATTAGACATAGGTCCACCTCCTTCTGCCATTACATTTTACTAAGATTTTGTAAACCATGATCTCAGATCTTTTTGGCCAGATGCAGAGACTAGCAGATCTCCAAACAGAATTTCTTCTGCCAAAGCCTCTCGTGCAGCAACTGGATCACGTGCATTTAAAGTTGTCGCAATCTTGTGAGCTTTTACACCAGGTAATTTTTCAAGAACTAGTGCAAAGACCTGGGCTACCGGTTTTGCTATTTGATTTGTAATATAAAAGGCATAGTCCGGAACTAGTCCGTTTTCTTGAATATATGATGGTGTTTCAATCCGGTCTCCTTGACTAACATCTTTTGCATATGGACGCCCTGATGGATTTTTAACATAGACAAATGGAATACGGTCATTTGATGCCGGTTTATTTCCTGGATCTCTTTCAGCAATACGATTTGCTAGAATCTTATGAGCCGGGACTAACTTATATTCGGCTCGCAAAGACTTTGTAATTGTAAGTCGTTTTATTGGAAATTTACCCGCCAAGAGATCTCGCACTGTCTCACGGACAAACTCAAATGCTGCCACTACATCGCGTTGTACCAGAATACGTTCAATAACACCTCCATATACAATTTTTACAATAGGAGCATTGTCACGGCGTTTCATCACAATACCCATTGATTTCCGATGATAATCGGCGTCTTCTAGACCATCCTCGGTCATGTCACCCACATATCGTTTCTTTGACAGAAGACAGAAACACCGAAACATCTTATCAAATTCAAAGTCATGTGGTGGTTTAAGAGCACCTGAGATTAATGCACCGGCCTCTATTGCCAACTCTTTGGCAGCCGCCTGCGCTTCTCTTCCTCGGAGACGTTGGCCCGTCTCTGACATAGGGCGAAATGAGATAAACACAGAATCTGTATCACCATAAACTACAATAGCACTGCATCGTGGATTACCGGATTCAGGACCATAGACTTTTTCAATACATGCCTTGCTAAATAGAAGTTGTTGGCGTCCATGACCTGTAGTAGACGCAGCCAAACATTTCCGTCGAATCTTACTAGTACTGGAGCCCAGTTGTCCATACAAAGAATTAGCAGTCAGTTTATAGGCGGTCTGTTGTGCATCAAGAAGTGACTTCTTGAAGTCATCAGGCTCTTTTTCAGCAAGTTTCCGTGTAGCCTTTCGAGCCGATAACAATTTCTGAAGAATTTTAGGTAATGTTCCTTGTTTCGAAGTAGCATATCGACATACGCGTCGCCCAGACACAATGAGTTCAGGATGTTTCCGTTTATCTTTTGGATCCGGTTTGAGAATATCATAGTCGACTTCCAGATACTCAATACCTTTTAGATTATCGTATTTGTCTGAACCTTCGACCAGTTCTATGAATTTGCCTGAGACTGTGTAGTCTTTTACCCAGACTACGCTATCCTGACTCAGATTCTCGCTAATGATAGTGGAAGGATACAGAGAACTGAAATCTAGTGCGGCAACTGGTTCGTCATCAAGATAAATACCGGTTAATGGATCTAAGACTATTGCTCCTTCGTATCCTACTTCATCCTCAGTATCAACTTCGACTTCGACTTCGGATCTAGATGGCATACTTTGCACAGGAATGATTTGTCCTTCTTTTCTGCATTCATAGAAAACAAGAGATTCCGACTTGATACCCTGGCCCCGTGTAAAGATATAGTCAAGAGGAACCCAACATACATTTGCCATAGCAATTGAATTATTCAGTACCTCGAGTTTCTGAAAGAGTTCCATGACCAGGTCACAGTCTTGAATACAGTATTTTGCAATGACAGCACGTTCAGCAGAACCTTTTGCATGTAGTGCAAAGATGTCTTGAGGGCTAACATTATCCTTTGCCTGTGCCCATCGGACCGGTCTACTAGAATCTAGAACACCCTTGAGAATCAGAGCCTTTGACTCTACTGCTACTACTTCAAACTTGTCTCCAACCGGATCATTGTCATCATCTAACAATACAATAGCGCGTCCAACCACGGTACCTTTGGTAGACTTTGTTCCAAGACGGATTAGACCATCTGCCTCGGATATCGAAGATACAATGCCCGCCATGTAAGTAGCAGTGACGTTGTCTAGACTATAGGAATCGAGTACCGCATTGCGACGGACATAGGCTAGAAGATCTATATGCATTCGGCCTTCGGCCGTGAACATATGGAATGTATTGTCTCCCATTGCACTCGATGATAGAAAAGACTTCTTGAGTTTTACTGGATTTTCGGACCGCATAGTTTTAGACCGTGAATTCCATACATCCTTGTTAGTCTGCCGGCCTAGATGGCGGAAACAATCCGTGGCTCCGCATACTGTTGCACGGTCCCATAAATACTGGTTATCAAAACCGAAGATATTATATCCAATCATCATGTCAGGATCCACGGTCTTAATCATGGACGCCCATGCCTCTATCAACTCTTTTTCAGTCGTACAAGATATCGTATTAGCACCCTCTACAGGTTCACATGAACCGAGTACAAAGATATCTTTGCGGGCCACCTTGCCTCTAACATAAGTCACTGCACCGATCTGAATAATGGGGTCTCCCTCTGGAGCCGGTAGACTAGAAGTTAAAATGTGTTCAAGTTCATCGATATCAGTAGACCATGATGTTAAAGAAGCAAGACCGGCATCTAGGTCACGGAGGCCGGCCTCGTCTAGATAAATCCGGTCAATATTTTTTGACTGACCTTTCACGGCCTTTTTAATCACAGCAATACTTCCTTTCATATCTAGACCGGTCTCAATAAGTTCACGTGCCGGTTTACGCCATGTCTTATTTGCTTGTGGAAAATCACCGTGACTGCTTGTACACTCAATATCCCACGACATAATTCGTAGAGGTGCTGATGTTAGCTGGATAGATTCAGGAGCAGGCCCGACCGAGGTCCAAGGAGCCATGTATTGGAGCTCGGTTGTAGTAGTAGGATCATCGACTTCATCTACAGCATCTTCTTCTACAGTAATCCAACCGGCGGGTTTAATCTCGCGAAGATGATAGAATCGGAGTAGTGGATCTATGTTAGCCTCGTAGACTGTTGTTCCAACAATCTTAGGAGTCATGGTATCACTATTTAAGACTAGATCGCGCGCAGAAGTCCACGCCTTTTTTGTCTTAGCAGTCACTTTGATAACAGAAATATCTGCATCATTTGTGAAATCCCAGAATGTCTTATGTACCTCTTTTTTGAATGTTAGACCTTTTCCTACTAAATACGACTCTAGTGTTGGTTCTACATAGAAGAATGGTTCATAGTCTGTTACTGTAAGACTGACGGATTTTCCTTCAGCCGTAGAACCAAATAGTGTAATTTCATAGGCTCCATCTACATCTCTTGTAGTGGAGCCTAGGAGTTGAAAATTAAGTGCCATGCTACGTTTTATGGTGGCCATGACCTGGTCAAATTTATCTACGTCTAGACATCCGATTCTTTCTTCTAGTCTTTTTTGGCTTACCTAGACCGGATGAACGTTTAGGCAGTGCACTGTATGCACCGAGTAACATAGCAGCGGGAGCGGCTTCTTTGGCTGCCATTAGAAACGCTGCCCATGGATTACCGCCAACTTGTGTTTGTGTTACAGGTAAACCCGGTAAGGGTCTTAGCGGATTATTTGAACTAGATACAGGAGTCATTATAGGTTCCGTTGATTTTGACTCAGGCTCTGTCTCTGTAGTCAATCCGGGAATATGTATACCTTCGGTAACAAGATTTTTCATCTTAGTCTCATTCCGAATGTCTTCTACTTCGCTAACTGACCCATCAGAATCGACCAGAAGAACTGTTGGAACCGAATTAACCGGTTTTTGAGAGGCCAGCTGTGTCTTGCTATAGACATTAGAAGGCATGCTTATCATAGGAATGTTACGGCCTTCTGTCGAAGAAATGGATTTCCAAATAGGCTGATAGGTTACACAATGAGGACAAGGACGGTCTCCTTCATGGTTTGAAATTGCTACTATAACCTTCATTCCCTTTTTTAATAAATCTTCTAATGGTTTGGGCGTGTAAATATGAACACTTAATGCCTTTTTAGATTTTGCTCTTCGTAACACCATCTAATATAGACTCCGGATTTATTAGACAGTATAAGGTAGAGTATGGATACGGGTCCAATGGCTACCCTAGTTATTCTTGGTTGTATAGCAGTAGTAACTATTCTTATTGTATGGTTGTCTCCTTCTAAGCTAGAATGTCCAACTGAATTACGTAAGAATGCACACGGTGAATTAAAGATGTATCCAGGAGGCCGTTCTTTTTCTGACATGAATGCCTTTCAGAATTGGTGGTATTCCGTAGGTTTGAATACCAAGTGTCCTCTTCCTATCTTAGTCGGGCCTAACAAAGAAATTAAGATGAATACGGGTGATTATACTGAACAAACGTATGCTAAGACACCTATAAATAAAGTAGATGATTATGAATTTTCCCGAATTTTTGGTCATCAAGACGGTAATAAGATGGTAGTTGACCAGGACTATAATAAGATTCTGTTAAATCGTGGACTAGACTGGGCAAATAAACCCATAAGTTCCGATGAACGACAGTCAACATATCGTGGTCTCCATGAAGGATTTACTGCAGATGGAGCCGTTGAAATAATAGAGGATTCCGATTGCAAATTATCACGACAGGCTAAGAAAGTAGCACGTATGGTAGAAAAGGAATATGAGTCTGATCCGGATTGGGAACCGGTTGTCGTTCAAGTCGGTCCTAATAACTGGGAAGTAAGTGAATTAAAGCCCCGGTTTAGAGAAGAAGAAAAAAGAGAAAAAGACCGTGTTGTTGATACTACTAATCACGATGTCAAGATTAATTATAGATATCCCGACCAAGAAGTATTAGATGCAGCAACGGACCCCTATTATAAAAATGGAGGCTGGAAAGATGTTAGAGATTACAAGGACGGTGATCCTTATCAAGGTATAGTACCCAATATGGCCAGAATGTTTGGTCCCACCCTAGATAATCAAGATTGGTTAAATAATGCATAAAAATGACTAGGTAGCTAAGTATGATAGACCATGCAATGCGTGTTCTTTATAATGATGACTACGGAACATTTAATTTTTCTGATGCATTTATGGCCGAATATGTTGTGCAAACGGGCAAAGAATTAATTATGTTTGATCCAAGATTCAGATGTGACCCCATTGTTCTTAAAATCTTTGACCAAAATGGTTCAGAGTGGTCATCGGGTCCAAATGCAAGTTTAAAAGTGTATGAATTTCCCGATATGTTTGAAAAGTATTGGGAAATTGACACTTATTGTGGAGATGAGACAGTTCGTATCTTATATTCCGATGCCCTGGCTGACATTCTTGATACATTCATGGACGGTGGAGACATAGATATTCTCTATCGTCAATACGCAGCAATTAAAGAATTTCAGACTAAGTCTACACTAGATGCTAGTAATTGATTGTCGAGAACGGGCTCTTCAGGCTCTTATAACTTCTCCGTTTAAGAGTGCAAATCTTGCTGTAGGTGATATTTTGATACAAAAAGAAGACGGTGAACCTCTTTTGGTAGCAGAGCGAAAAACACATGCCGATTTTGCATCATCACTTATGGATGGGCGATATCGAGAACAACGGGCGCGTCTTATGGCTACAAGAGGCCAGGGTGTGGCCGTTCTCTATATCTTAGAAGGAACCTGGTCTGTTAATTTGGACCGTGAGTATCCAGGTGTATCTGAAAAACAATTGCAACGTCTAACATCGCGTCTCATCCTCCGCTATGGACTACCTGTTTTGCATACCGGCTCAATTCGAGAAACGGCACAATGGTGTGAACGTCTTCTGGGCCAGATTTTAGAAGACCCATTAGTCTTTCATCCTGAGAAAGGCTTAGCTGCAGAGGCAGTAGGAGCTATGGCCTCTTATGCAGCATCATTTAGTACAGTGAAAAAAGGAAATAAAGATGCGGGTGGTACGGCTGTATCTATGTTATCAGCTGTGCCGGGTTTGGGTAGTAAAAAAGTTACGGGACTCTTAGAATCTAGATCAATTGCTGACTTGTGTAATATGAGCCAGGATGACTTGGCTGTAGTTGATATTGGTGGAAAGAAACTGGGTGCGGCGGCTGCAAAAACATTGTACGAAGCATTGCACAAAACTTGATGCAAATGGGCACTGGTTTACATCGAGTAATGAGTACAGATGCTGGATGGGTATATTGTATGACTAATCCAGCTATGCCAGGTATAGTAAAAATTGGTGAATCGGGTATTCGTGACTTGAATCAGCGCAAGAATAAACTCTTTACTACAGGTGTTCCGATGCCGTTTGATATTGCATTTGCTATATACGTAGCAAGAAGAAAAGAAAAGGAATCGTTGTTACACTTGTATCTTTCTGACAAACGTGTTTGGCCTGGCCGTGAGTTCTTTGAGATAACACCGGAACATTTAAAGGTACTCTTTAATTTGATGGAAGGAACCTGGTGGTCTACAGAGTTGACTGAGCCTTTGGCTCAGTCAATAGAATCTACTGAGCCTACAGAGTCTACAGAGTCTACAGAGTCGAGCCCGTTGACTGAGTCTACAGAGTCAACTCCGTTGATAGAGCCTACTGTACTAGTCCAATCCACCAAAAAGTGGCAGAGGCCCGGTCTAAATGAGTTTCTAAGTGATGGGCAAAAAGTCTGTCACTTAGCATCTTGTAACACAGAATGGGTTGGTACATACAGTCGTGTAAATAATGCAATCATGTACAATGGAATCGGCTATACTCTGAACCAGTTTGCCCGTGCCCATTACGAAGAAGAACGTCCTGACAGGAAACCCGGTTGTAATGCATGGAAAGAGTGCAAGGTATTGAAGGATTCATCCTGGATTTCTATTCATTCTTTTAGCAAGTGACAATCCGGTGAATACCATCCATTTTTATGCGGTCTAATAATATCCAGAACACTCTGAAATACATAGTCGTATTGTGGTGCAACATTGTGCATATCATATAAACGGACTGCTCGGTCTCTAACATATTTTCGGTCAAATGCACCATCCAATGCCATCTGGACACCACGACAAAAATCCGCAAGAGTATGGCATCGTAGACCAGACTTAAACTGTTCTACTGTTTCAACATATGCCCCGTTGTCCACTGTTATTACTGGAGTACCACAGAGCTGGGACTCTACTGCCGAACAACCAAACGGCTCCAAATATATAGTAGGACACATGGTGGCTACACACGACCCAAGAAAGTCAGACCGTTCTTTTCCATGAATCGGAGGTAGATACGATATGTTAGAACTCTTGAGAAATGGTGCAGGGTCACCTTGGCCACATAAGACAAAATCTATCTGAGGAAACCGTTTAGCCACTTCAGCAATTATACCGCATCCTTTTTCACGTACTATACGTCCAAGAAAACCAACTTTTGGTTTACTAGAATTATATGAATCCGCAAATTCACTTGAATCAAAACTGTGCGGAATAACAAACCAATAATTATTGGGCCATTTTTTCTCTTCACCTAATGTCTTTGACATCCAACTATAACTTTCAAAAATCCGGAAATTACGATGCGAATTATTATATCCAATACCGGTTTCAATCACTGTATAATTGGGTTCTAATGCTGTATTATAAGAATGGCCTAGAGGTATACAGACTATGTCCGTATTAGGATTTCTATAATTTTTCTTAAGTTCTACTCGGAGTCTACGGTTAAATTCTTCAAATAAAGGCGTACTATAATTAGCCAAAATACCTACAAGAGTCTTTGGATTATCTAACATAGCTTCTGCATCGGCTCGTGTAATCTTATTGAGACCCATTAAAGATTGAATTCGTAACTCAGTCCATTCTTTTTGAGTCATAAGGTCAACTTGATACGTTGCACCACTCTGGGATCCTTCTACTCCATAATGAATCACTTCGTATTTTGAGAGCATCTTGCTAAAACGTTTCACTTTGCCCGTAAATGCATCGTGACTATATTCATCTGTAGTAATAGTATATGGAATAGCCGGTAAATGAAGACGAATTTTTTGTGAGTCTGCATCCAAGATAGACAACATAGGTGTGGGCCACGACCTAGCCCGCGACAAGTCTATTTCATTGTTATATATGGCTTTTGAAGCCCATGCATCCTGATAATATATTCCTGAATGTTCGGTTCTGTATCCAGGATATTCTTCTAGAATAGTACTTGTTCCAAGCTTAATGTGTTCAGAATTTTGTGGTCCATAATGCGCCATATACAATGGCTCTTTATCTATGGCATCTTTGTATAATCGACCTAATAGACGGGGTCCAGTAGGACACCATGGTGTCTCACCGTAATAAAAATTTTTAGCATTTTTAATAATCTGTACTATACCTTGAAGAAGCATGGGATTTTGAGGTTTAGATACCATGAAACCATTATATACGGAACCCTTTCCATCTGAAACAAAGTATTCCCGTGTTAACAGTGTAGATAGTCGTATAGTCGGCTTCAATTTAATATCCATATACATTCCACCAAAGTGATACAGAATACATAGACGCCACAAGTCAGCCTTGTATGCTCCTGGTATTAGAGAACGCCATGTAGCCACAACTTCTGGTGGGAAATGTGCTGTCAAAAATTGTTCACACTCTTGGTCGTCATAAATATAGACTGACATATCGGATGCAGAAACAATCTTATTAACATTTTCTCTCATTAACGGTGGATAGTCTTTGGTGGCCCAAGTCATGAAAAGTCGAGCAGGAATTATGTTAGGACTTGTAGGCTGTTCATCAACAAATGCGGAATCTGTAATATAATAGGAATCTGTAACAGAACCGGTCATCTTTCGTTTTTGTAGATGAACATAAGAAGTAGGTTGGTTTTCACCGTCATCGTAGACTGTTATTAGACCCGATGGAGTTCTATGCAGATATGAAATATTCTTAGCCGGTTTAGTCACATTAAAAAAGTTTTTACTGTATGATGCAAAATCTGGACGGAACATACCAAAAAAACAGGGTGGAACTATATCACAAAAAGAAGACTGAAGATAACACATTGAAAATCCGTGTGTCTTAATAGCATTAAGAAGAGGTTCTCTGAAAGCAATTTCATCTGTAATATGGGTCCGTGTATCAATACACAAGTCATACAGTTTTGGAACTGTTAAAAAAAGATTTTTGAGAACAGTAATATTTCTAAGTGCTGTAAAATGACCATGATATCCTCCAATGATGTCTGCATCGGACAAAAATGATGCAAGATTACCATAAATAACGTCGATATCTCCCCAACCCACGTGTTCTGAGTAATACAAATCCTCAAACATAAGTGGGAACATTATCTTAAAATCTACAAGTTTGTATGGTGTCTGCACTACTTCGGCCGTCTTCCCATACATCTTTTTCAGAAACTGCTGGATTCTAACACGTAGTTGGTCCAGTGTCATTTCGACTTTCCGAAGATTTTGTGGAACTTGGTAAGCGGTTAAGTCAATGTCCGTAATCAGAACTACTGTTAGAATGGGATTGACAGCTAAGGAATCCAAGTATAACTGAAAATAAGATGGTAGAGAACCAAAATAAGGTATTAAGAGTGTTATCATTAATAGTTATTCTTGACTCGATGGTTTAAATCTAAGATCTTTTCCTAACCTGAGTTCGACTAGGATAATAATGCCGACCGTTTAGCGTGAAACGCCATGCTATCTTACCACTTGAATACACGTGCTCCTTGAGTTCTACACTCAGAGCACCTGAATCAAACGCTGCATCAAACATGTCA